AATATATATTATTACAATATATATTATAAATGTATTTTTGGTGGCATTTTTTTCAATAATAATCTCTTTACTTATTATATGTCTTCAGATGAAGGGTTATTAATATTATGCGTTCTCGTATTACTATTTGTAATTTTATATTTCATTAGGATCAGTAAAATGCCAACAAACCCATCTGTTTATGTTCCTGTTCCAGAACCATATTGTCTTCATTCAAAATATGGATGTTGTCCTCTAAGCCCAAACCCAAGAAATGATCCATATGGAACGAATTGTTAAATCATGTTTGAATAATTCTTTTACACCTTTTTACATTTCAAACGCCGTTTATTTTTCTTATATAAAATTATGAGTTTTGTATAAGTTCTCCATTTTTATAATAATTATAAGTTGGTGTATATCCAGATTTGTTATTTTTACTAAAAATTTCAACTCTGGAATTTGGGTGTTTTATTGATTCATTTATAGCATCTTCCTTTAATAATAATATAATCATATCTTCCCATTCACTTCCATAAAATAATACATATACAAAATCCATTTATTTATGTATTATTTTATGGTTTTATATTATAATAATCTGTATTTGAAATATAAAAATGTGTAAAAGAATTATTCAAAAAAGAGAGAAAATCATAATCATATTTCATTTCATTTCATTTACTATAAGTTATCAAGAGATCTCTTACACTCATTAATTCTTCTGCTTGATATTCTCTCTTTTTTAAAGGCGCATAAACTAATTGTGATTCATTCGTAGATATTAATACTTTCTTAAATGTTGGGTTCTGTGTAAATTTGGCATACAAAGCATCTCTTAGATTACGTGATTCTATTTCTTCATTATATACTCGATCAATTTGGATACTCTTATCTCTTTTGTAACCCTTTAGTTCTCCGTGCTGTGTGCCTTTAAATAGTTTTCCAGGAGTTTTTGTTCCAATAAAAATTGCCAATTCGACACTTTTAGATAATTCATTGGTGTGTCTATCCATAGTATTCATTATTACCTCCGAATCATTAGTGCCTAATGCAAATTTACTATAATATCCAGGATTATCTTCTTTGAACTTACATGCTTGTATATAATGCTGTACACTTGCCCAATAATATCCATTTAATTCATATTGATATGCTTTCAAAACACCTTTTTCATTGAGATCTGTCCCGGTCCAATTATTATCTAATATACATCTCCAGTTATCTATTGTTGAGAGAAGCATATAATCTATCTTCTTTTCGAATGGCATTATCTCTCCACGAACAGTTCCTGGAAACTTATTATGAGAAGAAGGACAATATATTAGTATCTTTACTCCGTCATATTTTCGCATAATACCAGAAACAACAACATCTTCCAGATCAATATCTTCTCTTGATTCACCATAAGCACTGCCACGCTTCTTGATTTCTTTGTGAAAATGCTGCCATTCTGGAATACGACTAAAATTACCTTCTACGTTTTCAACACATTTATATGATATTATATTCTTCAAGTCATATGGTAATTCCTTAAATGTAAATATTTTTTTATTTTTATAACTAACGAGACTATATTTATTCTTCAGTTCAGAGAACTCTAATAAAATGTAGTATTCTGGTTGAAACTTCGATAAGGTTTCATCTTTGATACCACAATCAATTGTTCCTTTCAAATCATTCTCTCTATTTGAATCTTCAGAGAAAAGAATAAACTTAACCTTTAACAACTTCTCCAAGAAAGAGAGAGTATATTCATCGATACTATAATTTTTTGACATAATATAATCTTTCATCTGTTCAACTGAATCGATAGTTCTCATATATTCAAATTCTTTTTTCAATGTCTTCAATTCATTTTTTTGAATCGTCAATAATTCGATTTCCTTTTTCAATCGATTGTATTCTTTGATCTCAAAATCCTGTAATTTTGTGGCAGTAGCCTTCTTCTGTTTCAACTCCTTTTTATATTCTTCCTTTTTTCTCTCTTCTATCTCTAATTTCTTTTGCGTTTGTTGATAATATTTCATTGATTCATTATATTTCATCTTCTGTCTATGAAAATAGGATTCTATAAACTTGGAATCGCCCAGCTTTTTACGCAACTTCTTTTCAAATGTTTGTTGTCCAATTTGTTCGAATGCTGATTGTATGGCATGAAAGAAGTTATCTTTGTCAGAAATATCATAATTTTCATTCTTCATAAACTTACTAATCCAATTCAAATCGTTCTCTCTTTTAATCAAATCAGCAATCTCTTTTGTTTCTTCTTTTAATAATTCAGGTCCTCGAACGTCTCCCATTAATGTAAATATATCTTTTCTGTATTCAGGTATAACATATTCTACTGCGGGAGAACGACCCCCTCTTTGTTTACCTTTTTCAAAATTGGATTCATCATCACTATCATTTTCTTCATCATCGTCATCATCATCACTATCATCTTCGGTGTTTTCAACTACAATTGGAGGTAATCTATTCTCTATTATAAATGAATTATCTATCCAACTCCATAGTAATGGCTGCTCAAATAAACGATAGTTCTTGATATCATTGATATCATTTTTATTTTCTTTGTTTACAAACTTGTATAATTCATTTTTCAAAATCTCATAAACACCTATTTGAAGAGCTGTTCTTTTCTTTGTGACAAAGTATATTGGAAAGTATACAACTCCTGGATTATATGTTTCATAATTTACTCTTGCATTTCCTATTGCGATTACGATGCTTACTTTGGGTATTTGAGCATTTTCTATTTCGAGTTCATATAATATAGACTGTTTTAATGCATCTTCTTTTTCCAGTCGACTCAATTCTTTATATGTTATATTCTTATTTAAACGAGATACTACCATAGATTAAATAAGTTTTTAATATTTATATCAATAAATATTAAAATACTAAATATCACATTTTCAAATCCATAAACTGGAAAATGTGATAATTCGTTATACACTAGGATACTTTGATACTTGCTTTAAACAGCAGGTTACGAACATAATATACACAATAATAGAAGAGAGAAGAGAGAAGAGAGAAGAGAGAAGAGTATCATAGTTCAAAAATATCCATAAATTTAAAAATGGATTTATTTGTTATACTTGGATACTGTTTTAGTTTCAAAGCAGCAAGTTGTTTAATTAATACATGATAAGATAACTCTCCAAATATACTATCTATGAGATAACCTTCAAACCACGCCTTTTTATATAAGATCGAAATATTCTCAACAATCTCGTCAACAATTGTCTTCTTATTTTCTATCAAAATCAGAGAAAAGAATTCTTGAAATAGCTTATTAACTATTTCTATAATACAACTCGTATCAATTGTACCAATTTTGACAATATTCATAATGAATGAACTAAATGCCTTTACTCGATCATTTTCTTTATTCAGTTTACATAATTGATCATAATCAGAGAGATCTGCCGTCTTTTGTTCCTTAAAGCAATCCATATAATGATCTATTCTGTTATTTAGGATGGTAAGCATAATAGGGTTATTACCACATAATTCAGTATATAAATTTGCATATATTTCTGAATAAAACCGGTTCTCTGAAGCAATATCGCAAATAATGTTACTAATCAATTCTATGTTATCTAAATCACCATTAATATATATATTCTCTAGTAATTCTTTGATTGCTGCTTTTTTCTCAATATAATTTTTTTCTGTCATCATATTCAAGAGAGAACGAATATTTACAATTTCTATATCGAATCCAATCTTTTGTTCTATTTTTGTGATTTCGAATGAACGAATTGTGTCCCAATCATCATCATTAAGTATTTCAGTAGGTTGTAATTTTTTCTTATTTATTCTAATTATGGAAGGCATTTTCGTTGTTGTTGGATTATTCGTGATTCCATTGCGTTTATTGAAAATTGGAGTTTTCACATAGGTTGGAGACCCTACTTTTGCTGCCAAATCATTAATTATGAAAAGTGTTTCCTGTGGTATATGACATACAAACCCATCAAATGATATTTCATTAATTTCTTTTAATGAATATTTTCTTGGTATTAGTTGTGTCATACAATATTATATAACCTTTATTTTTTTTTATATCTTTTGTCATTATAATATATTATGGTTAATGTGCTTAAAAAATACTTTGTAAATATGAATATATGACAGAAATAAATAATTGTGAAAATATACCAGAATTTACTGTTAATTCTTGGGATGAATTAAATGTTCCTACACAATTATTGCGAGGTATATATGCATATGGATTTGAGAATATGAGTCCTATTCAAAAGAAAGCCATTCAACCAATGATTATGGGACGTGATATCATCGCGCAAGCGCAGTCGGGAACCGGTAAAACGGCGACATTTACAATTGGTGCATTGTCGAATATCGATTTGGAATCGAATCACCCACAAGTATTAGTTCTCTCTCCTACGAGAGAACTGAGTAAACAAACTGCTGCGGTATTTAATGGAATCGGTTGTATGATGAATGGATTACAAGTTCAAACATTGGTCGGCGGTAGTTCAGTTGACGATGATTTATCTATTTTGAGAAATACGCCTCCTCACGTTGTTGTTGGATGTCCAGGAAGAGTATTCGATATTTTAAAGAAAAATCAAAAAATTTGTAAAAATATTAAAGTCGTCGTCTTGGATGAGGCCGATGAAATGTTGTCATTTGGTTTCAAAGAACAGGTATATAATATACTTCAATTATTGGATAAAGACATACAAATTTGTCTTTTCAGTGCAACTTTGCCAGATTATATTCATACTATCATCAATAAAATTATGAAAAATCCTATTAGTATTCAAGTTAAATCAGAACAATTGACATTGGAAGGTATCTCTCAATATTACATTGCGATCGAAAATGACCAACAAAAGTATGCTACACTGAAGGATCTATATTCATTAATTTCTGTGAGTCAATGTATTATATATGCTAATAGTCTACAAAGAGTATCGGATCTATATGATGCCATGTCTACAGATGGATTTCCTGTATGTTGTATTCATAGTAATATGGAGAAAGAAGAGAGAGATCAGGCATTTACTGATTTCAAAGTTGGTAAATATAGAGTCATGATCTCATCTAATGTCACTGCAAGAGGTATTGATATACAGCAGGTTAGTATAGTCATTAATTTCGATTTGCCAAAATGTACACATACATATCTTCATCGTATTGGTCGTTCTGGTAGATGGGGACGAAAAGGTGTTGGAATCAATTTCATTACAAGACGTGATGTAGCAAAAATACGCGAAATCGAAGCACATTACGCAACACAGATCAATGAATTACCAGGCAATTTGGATAAACTATTGATCTAATTAATTATTGTCAAGGATAACGCATATATTTCATATTATATATTTATTATATATAATATGTCCAAAGTAATAAAACAGAATAATTTATTCACTAGGTGGAATAATGCGGTGATATGCTGTATTGCCAAAGGAGAAGAACTATATATTATTGAATGGATTCTGTATCATTTGGCGATGGGATTTCAAAAAATATATATTTATGATAATAATAATAATCGTGCTCGGTTACCAATTTTTCTTTCTAAACAAAAAGAGTTTCCACTAATAAGAAAGAAAATTTATATTATCCATTTTCCAGGAAAAGTGAAACAGATTCCAGCATATAATCATTTTTTAAAGTATTTCTCTCATTTATGGAGATGGGTTGCCTATCTTGATTGCGATGAATTTATAACGATCAATAACCCCCAATTATTACCGATTAGACGTTTTTTATCGAAATTTTGTCGTCAAGGCGCATTAGCAATACATTGGCGACTATTTGGAGATAGTGGACAATCGAAATATACGCCGATAAATTTAACTGAACGATTTACACAATGTGAAACTAAATTGAATGAACATGTCAAATGTATTTCTGTATGTAATCATATATATCGAATGTCTGATCCACATTCACCGATATTAAAAAAAAATAGAATACAACACGATTATTTAGGTAGAATAACTAATGGTCCAGTTAATCAAATAGGTCTCAATGATCCAACTATAGGAGTCTATATCAATCATTATTTCTGTAAATCGAGAGAAGAATGGGATTATAAAAGAAGAAGAGGTATGGCAGATAATATGAGAATAAGAAGTGATATAGAATTTGATAATCACAATAAAAATGAGACAACTGATATTTTCGCTTGTCAGTTTTATAAATCAATTACTTAATATATTTTATTTCTCTGATTTCTCTGATTTCTCTGATTCTATCATTCATTTATTCTATCTTTTTCTATGATTCTATATTTTCTCTGATCTCGTTAAATACCAAACATAAATAATCATGGCATATATTATTTATGTCATCACCAACGTCAAGAATGAAATCGAACATAGAAGAGATTAATGATTATTTTCAATTACCTATTTCATTGAACCCCAGTAAAATGGAACTGAATGAAAGTATTACGACCGATCTAGAGTTGAAAAATACATATGACGCTTCTAGTATTCCATTATATAACTATGTATTTCAACCAAAGACTTTGTTCGGAAAGAAGATTCTAGAACAAAATACAAAGTTTTACACAACAGATGTGAAATACTTAAAAGATACACAAACATTGTATAAGAAATTTAAATCCAATGAAAATGAGTCAATTGCTGAAGACTACTTAGAAATAATGGCAATCTGGGATGAAATCAAGAATGATACGAATTTTAAAGAGAAATATCACTATTTAGAATGGAATTATAAAATATGTGACTCTTTGAATATGTCTACTGAGTTCTTACAAGTGATGAGTATATATAATCTAGCATCACCTCTCATGTCTTTGTTAATGCCAGTTTTTATATTGATCATTCCATTTTTCGTAATACAAATGAAAGGATTGAAATTGTCAATAACAGAATATATTGAAATTCTAAAACAGATTGCCAAAAATAACGCAATCGGTCAATTATTCACACATTTTAATACTGTTACTTCAGATAAGAAGATCTATTTGCTAGCTAGTGCAGTATTTTACATATTTTCGATTTACCAGAATATTTTAACATGTCTTCGTTTTAATGAAAATTTGAAGAAGATACATCATTTCTTTGACAGAATAAGTAATTATATTCAACACACAGAAGATAATGTGAATAATTTGCTTCTATATACGACAAAATTAAATACATATAATGAGTTTAATACACATGCAACAACTCAACTATTGGCGTTATCTGGATTAAAAGATAATCTGAAACATATCACACCATATACCCTTTCTGTAAACAAGGTTGCTCAATTTGGTAAAATAATGAAGGAATTTTATGCGATCCATACTGTCGAAGAGTTGAATGATGCGTTCATGTGGTCATTCGGTATAAATGGATATATCGATACAATTGATGGAGTTGTAAAGAATATCTCTGAACATCATATATCTTTCTGTAAGTTTGAGAAATCAAAACCAAAAGCAAAATCTGGTAAAAAACAATTAAAGAAAAACCTATTTAAAGGCGCATATTATCCCGTTCTAAAGGATGCGAACCCAATACGCAATGATATTCACTTAGACAAGAATCTTATTATTACAGGACCTAATGCTTCTGGAAAAACTACTATTTTGAAATCTTCTCTGATTAATGTCATCCTGAGTCAACAAATTGGTTGCGGATTCTATTCTTCTGCAAATATTATTCCATATAAATATATTCATTGTTATTTGAATATTCCAGATACTTCAGGGAGAGATAGTTTGTTCCAAGCGGAAGCGCGTCGTTGTAAGGATATACTAGATATTATTCATGAGAATATAAATGAAACTCACTTCTGCGTTTTCGATGAATTATATTCTGGAACAAATCCAGATGAGGCCGTATCAAGTGCAAAATCATTTATGAAATATTTAGTGAAAATTAACGGTGTAAACTGTATGTTAACGACACATTTTATAGATCTGTGCAAACATTTAGAAAACCATAAACAGTTTAAAAATTGTCATATGGACACAAAAGATAATATTGATAATGAGTTTCAATACACATATATATTAAAAGATGGCATCTCACACGTTCGAGGAGGGATGAAGGTATTAAGAGATATGGATTACCCAAAAGAAATTATTGATGATCATGATTTGTTATAATTCGTTTTCTTTATGAATATATAAAATATTCTATTTATAAAATGAGCTGTTCTTTATTTACTATCCCATATATCACATTTTTAGGATTATCTTTATTATTGATAGCTGGATTAGCAGTCTTTCTAATTAAGAGAATGAATAACCAAAATAACAAGTTTTCTTCTATTGTAGGAGTAGTTACTTCAATGGCAGAAGAACTGAATCGTTTAAAATCTCTCGTTACTAACGTGTTGACATCTTCTGGAACAAAATATGATACTACAGGAACTACTAAAGAAATACATTTAACCGAACCATCATTAGTTGCGGTTTCAGACGAAGAGGATGAGGATGAAGATGAGGATAAGGATGAAGACGATGATGAAGATGAAGATGAGGATGAGGATGAAGACGATGATGAAGATGAAGATGATGAAGATGAAGATGATGATGATGATGATGAAGATGAGGAAGATGATAAAAAAATAAAATATATCAATTTGTCTGATGATAATACAATAAATAATGTAGAAAAAGAAAAAGATAATGATAATGATAACTTCATTCAACCAGAAATCAGTCTTAACTTTATTGATGAAGAACCAATTATTGAAATAGTTGAGCAAAAAAGCGTTCCAATAGAAGATGATCATGTTGTTTCTCCGATAGAAGTAGAAATTGAAGAGATCTCAGTGCCTGAAGTATTGCCTGAAGTATTGACTGAAGTATTGACTGAAGTATTGACTGAAGTATTGTCTGAAGTATTGCCACAAGTATTGCCACAAGAATTGCCTGAAGTATTGACTGAAGTATCGACTGAAGTATTGCCACAAGAAACAGATATTCAAATTGTAGAAGATGATGTTGTCCCCACAACGACACCAATTGTAAGTTCTAGTAAAGTCAATTACAAAAAGTTATCTCTGGACAAACTTCGATCTCTCGTTATTGAAAAGGGATTAGAAGGAGGAACTGGAACTGATGATTTTGCTAAATTGAAGAAAGCCGATTTAGTCAAATTGCTTGAATCGTAATAAAATTCAAAGTAGAAATATAATAATATTTCTTAATATTATTATATGAGTTGGGGGACATGTTTTTCTGGATCAAACAACATACATTTTAATTTTCCACCAATTATGTCTGATGGACGTAATTATGCTTCTTGGCAACCATCTGCTGTTGTAAATGAAAGAATACGAAATGCAGAAAATATAAACTCAAATTGGGACTATAGACGATATATGACACACAATGGACTTCAAATTATGAAAATGAATAATCAAGAAGCGTGTCTTGCTTTAGGAATCAACCAACATGTTCATTCAGATCGAACGCCATCAGATAATGTTCCTCATTTGTATTCTAGTTCTACCGATACAAGTCAACCTGGGTATGGTTATACAACAAGCGATTTAAAGAATCCATATTTGTCGAGAGAACAATTACAATCGAAACTTTTATCACCTTCTATTGAAGTGACATTTGTACCAACTGATGCCCGACCGAATTATATTACTAATACTAGAACTTAAAGAACACCATGGTTAACGATGGTTGAAATAACATCGTGTGTGTGTGTGTGTTTTATATTTACAATTAATTAAATTGAAAAACTTAAATATATAAGTATTAGAACAAACAAACAAACGACATGGAACAACCAATTATGAAAGCGAATTTGAAAAAAGAGAAAAATGAGAAAAAAATGGAAAAAGTGAAAAAAGTGAAAAAGGTGAAACCAAGATTGGAAGACTATGAGGATGATGTGGAGGAACTTTTGCCAATTCAAACTGGTGATAAGGAACCTTTGCCTTTACCTTTACCAATTCCAAATGGTGATATTTCAGGAGTGGCAAACGCGAATGATCAATATGAAGGTTCATTGATCAAAAAATGGATAAAACTTATCCCATTCGATAAAACTATTTCACTTGAAGAATACAATAGAAAAGAACATTTCATTCCAATTGCTGATATTATATTGGATACTGAAACTGGAAAAGATTCAGACACCAAAAAAAGGAACACATTGATTCAATTTGTCAGAAAAATTTCAAAAGAAGAATTTGAAAAAAAAACAGAATGGTTATATTTACTTGTGATTAATGGTAGAATTGTTAAAATTGGTGGGACAAGAACAGGTATTAAAGGCAGAGTGGGATCTTATCTATGTGGACATCACGTTGAAGAGAGAGGCAAATCCGGCGATTGTTCCAAAACGAATGGATTCATATATAATACATTTGAGTTCTACTTAAGTTTAGGGTGTAAAATTGAAATGTATGGTTATGAATTACCAAAAACAGAAATTATCATTGAAATCTTTGGGAAGCAAACGACAATAGTAGCACAGACTTTTCATGCCTATGAGAGCACATTTTTGGAGGATTACAAAAAAAATTATAATGAATACCCTATATTGAGTGATAATTGTGATCCTGGTTACAAAGAATAAATTTCATCACATTCATATATTTTCATTAATGAATTGAATTTCATCTTCTGTAATACCGAAATAAGAATAAATTTCTTGATGGTTTCCAGTATATTCAATGTCAGGAATAGGAAAACTCTGTAAAATTCGTATGTTATTGAAATTACCCCAACGACAGATATTATTTACAAATACATATAATGGATGATTTAATATTTGCAAATACTTTTTTGCTTCGTCCTCGTTTTTACATAATATAAATACAATGGATTGTGTCATTCCACACTCATCAATAAATACTTTATATTTATCTGTTGTTGAAATAAACACCTTAAACCCTTCTTGGAACTTATGAGGTCTTGAAGCATATACTGTTTGACTTGGTGTGTGGATCAATTTATGTTTGAATATATCATCCTTTTCATTACTTATCAATGTCGCTTTTGTATATTTATGTAAATCACTGCTGGTTTTTACATCAAACTTACGTAGACTTGTATCATCGACCGTTTTCGATAATATATTTTGAACAAGTTGATTATATAATAATGGAATATATTTGCGTTTCTTTGAGACAACAGAGCTAATATATTCTCTCTTTTTCCATATTCCTGATACATTCATATTTTTATAAAATGTACAATTTTGAATTATATACCAAGTAAAACTTGATCCAATCTTTTTGAAATATTTTTTCGCAGTATGTATATCCAAATGTATTATTTGCAATCCTGTTATTATTTCAATCAACAAATTTCTGTCAGCATAAGACATCCAATTATCTGGTGTAATAAATAACAAATATCCATTTGGCTTTAATTGTGATAATGCCTTTTCAATAAAATCCTTAATTAAATTATGATTCTTGGATGCTCTTTTACCATTTTCCAACAATTTTGCATAAGGAGGATTTGCCACAATTAAATCGTATTTTTTTGGGTTATTATATTTAATAAAATCATGATTGGTTATGTTCAGGTTATATTTTTCATGACAGAACACTTTGCGCACATTATTCAATCTATCTTCATTAATATCATTGAATTCCAATACATCTTCTAATATCGTTTTCATGCTGTGATATTTCAATAATTCATATAAAATTGGAATACTAAAATTTCCATTTCCACAACAAGGATCCAATATCGACAAATCACTTTTACACCATAAATCGTTTGGTATTTTATTGATCATTTCACTAATACAACGAATCGGTGTTGGTTCATCATTGCTTGATTTATATGTGCTCTTATCCACATTCAATATTTCATCATAATATTTGGTGAGTTCCTCCATGGTTGATGTTTCGACAGAAGGATAAATATCATCTTTTAATATTATAGGTTGTGTTTCAGTAACAGCAACAACCACCGGAACAGGAGGAGTAGAAGCAGGTATATCTTCATCATCATCCATAATTAATACAGGTCTTATTTTCATTTTTTTACGTTTCATTTTTTTGATCGGCATACCTGAAGATTCATATTCTGTTATTTTGATTTCTATATTAGATGTATTCGATGATATTAGAATGCATTCATCGTTGTTAAAAAGTTGTGTATTTTCAATCATTTGAGAGGAATTTTCCGTCATTTTTTGTTTATATTAAGAAATATATAATTTATAATTAAATCAATTTTATTATAAATTATATTGATTTTGTATACGATTATCTCAATAATCGTTTCAACAATTTAAGTATTTTTATTATTTTGTTGAACTGAAACACTTAGAAATTTTATGTTAACTAAAATAAATAACATGAACAAACTACCGAAAATAGAAAAATTAAAAAAGAAAAGAGTAGTAGCTATAATTGATAATGATGAACCGGATGAGATTGCTGTCTCTGAGAAAAATACAAATATTCGTTTTCCTGAAATAAAAGTGAAAATTGTAAAAGATGTCGATTTAATTGTTGACTATCCCAAAAGAGTGATACCATTAAATAATGTTGATAAATTCTTTAATTAATTCTTGTTTTGACAATATATTATTCAATTGAACTTAAAGAAACAACGCAAAGAAAATAAGTAACAATGCGAATAATCAGTATTGATGTTGGTATTAAAAACTTGGCATATTGTGTTTTCTCTGATGGAACAACGGTAGAAAAATGGGGCGTTGTCGATTTATCACAACAACAATCAGAGAAAGAATCAAAAATATTATGTTCTTGTATAACAACAACAAAAGGTACAAAGAAGAAACCGTCTATTCAAAAACAATGTTCTTCTGCCGCAAAATGGAAGAGAGAAAATGAATATTACTGCGTTACTCACGCAAAGAAGACTGACTATTTAGTTCCCACATTACAACTGAAATCGTCGTATTTTAAGAAACAGAATATGACTTCTTTGAAGCTGATCATGGAGAAACATGGACTTGTTCCTTTAGAGGGAACGAAAAAGGCTGATCTTCTTTCTCTCTTGGATACGCATATACAGAAAATTATATTAGAACCAATAACAACAACTTCTGTCAACGCATCCACTTTGGACCTTGTTACTATTGGTAAAAACCTAAAAACCAAGTTCGATGATCTCTTCAATGGCATTCATATGGATAGAATCATTATTGAAAATCAAATTAGTCCAATCGCAAATCGAATGAAAACAATACAAGGAATGATAGCACAATATTTCATTATGAAGACTTCCAACAATGAAGATTTAGTTATCGACTTTGTTAATTCTGCGAATAAGCTGAAACTTGCACCCCCAGACCACCCATACCTTCCTCCGGACGCATATAAAGAACGTAAAGCACTTGGCATTCAACTTGTCGGGGTTCATTTGACAGATGCTAATTGGTTATCTTTCTTCAATCAATACGGAAATAAAAAAGATGACTTGGCTGATTGCTATCTTCAGGGAATCTGGTATATACAGAATAAATTATAATTACTTATTTTATTTGTATATTCACGATAATATCACTTCTCTCTTCGCTATTATAAATGTCTTTCTCTCTTATTCTCAGAATACCTTTCCCTTTTAGAATATAATACTGCTGTTTTTTTATAAAGAGATCAGCAACTGGTATTTGAAGAGAAGGTATATCAGTAATAGTTATATATTCTTCTTCAAAGAGAGAAGCAGTAAGATTGATAACGAGATTGACCAAAATATTATTATTTTCATCTATCGAAATATGATCAGGTAAGACAGGAACACATTTGACAATAATGTCAGAATCGTCTTCAAAATCCAGCTCTGAATGCCATAATGGAACGAAGAATAGTTTTTCATTAACTTCTAATTTGTATATTCTATCACCAAATAGTTCTGTCAGAGAAGGTTCTAGAATATAAATGTGAACATTGTTATATTTTTCAATAATGATCTTCTTCAATGAATCCAACCATTTCTCTGAAATATGAAGTATATCTCGATATTGAAAGAAATAATTATACATTTCTAAGGCAACTTGTTTATCGATATTCTCAAATATTTTTGCCGTCAAGGTTTCATAGTTAATAAAAGAGAGAAAAGTTGACAATACTGTATCTTCTTTGAAGAACATATTAAAATAATATGAGTAATCTTCTTGTTGTGTTGTTATATCTTCTTCTCCATTCAATAGATCATATGCTTGTCCAATTTTTTGAAAATATGCGGTAGATTCCGCACTATTTTGGTGTTTATCTGGATGATATTTCAGTGCCAGCTTATAATACTGTTTTTTTAAATCCGTTTTATTAATACTTATTTTGCCGTCTAGGTTGAAGATACAATATGCTTCTTGAATATCCATATTCATATAAACCCTATTTTGAGTTTATATGAATTAAAATTATTATAAATTGAATTAAACGATTATTTATTTAAATTATTGGAGAGAATTTGACTTTGAAATAAAATAAGTAATAATATGTTTTTAATGTTATTAGTTTATCAGTAATTTTAAATAACTGATAAAATAAATATTAATCTTCTTTACACACGTTAGCATATCA